GACCAAACGAAACTACTGCTGGGTGTACTGTCGGGGGATCATCCATTCCTGACGAATCACAATCCACTCGAGTTCATGTTGTTCTCGTATCAGTTCCAAGACAAGATCAAACTGAAGTATCTGGCTGTACAATACCAGATCATCTACGATGCTGAGGACGATTCCATTTTCGTATCGGGTATCACCAAACACCCGATGACAGTTAAAGGACATCCGGAGTATATCGAAGGTGCTAACGTTCCAGTAGAGACATTCCAAACCACCATCGAGAACGTAGGTCTGTATGGTTCGCTGGCTTTGGTGAACTGTATCGCAGCACAACACGAGAGCTTTGCTCCTATTCGTGGTAGCTTCGGTGGTTCCTTCATCTACGAGTTCGAGAACGGTAAACAATCCGTTAAGAAATATGAACCTCAGGAATTGGACAAACTCGGTATCGATAATGGTGAAGTCCAAGAAGCCATCAGTGATGCAATTAAGAAACTGCGTCCTGCTGGTTATGAACCATTACCTATTCCGAAAGCATTGCTCGATAGCCAACAACCTAAAGGCGATGGCAAGATCAACACACAGATGGGCGGACATCTGAATATGGATCCTCTACCTAGTAATCCACTGGGTAGCTTTAACGACTACGTAGCATCTGGCTGCGGTAGCATGTCTGGAATCATGTAATGAAACTAATCCTGATTGCTGCAACTGGTACAAAAGGGGAAATCGGTTACGAGAATCGACTCCCTTGGAAATGCTTCAATGACATGCGTTATTTCAAGAAGACAACTGTAGGGGAAACCCATGGGTGTGTGATGGGTCGTAAGACCTGGGAATCATTGCCACCTAACAAACTACCGGGTCGCGTATGCATTGTGTTGTCATCTATCCCAATTGATGATGAACGTTGTGTGGTAGTGTCGAGCTTTGATGAAGCTAAAGCAGCTGCTCGTAAGATCGGACTGACTAAGCTGTTCATTATTGGTGGTAGTTCGTTGTTCCATGACTACTACGGGTCGTGTGATGAAATGCACATCACGACTATCTTGACACCAGTACACAATGCCGATACTTGGTTCCGTCCTACTATCAGTCCTGTGCGTTGGCGATTGCTGACACAGGAAGATTACGACGACTGTGTTATCAAGCGTTGGGTAAGACGATAAAAGAGCCTCCCCTAGTGGGAGGCTTTATACCGTGACATTTAAACATTTTAAAAGCCTATATTACTTTCGTGAATCAATAGGAGCAAAGAGATGTCGTTAGTAGAGCTGCGTGAACAATTTGAACAAGACTTGAAGAAGCGTCATCCTAATGCGAACCTAAATCGAAGGGTTAGTGATGACGGTTATGCTTCATCCAAAACCCAGGGTATGTGGCGAGGCTATGTCCTTTACCATAATTCGAGTTGGGGTATTGAAGCTGATGATTGTGGTCGACCTGTTGGCAAGTTCATTGTCGCGCAAGTCAGCCCAACGGGAACGATTCATCCATCACCTCGTCCATGGATGCATCAAACCAAACGACTGGCTAAAGATGAAGCTAAACGTCTGGCTGGTCAGCTCGATAAGAGCTTCGCGATTCTCCGCTGCATTGATGTAAAACATCCGAAAAAAGATGTTGACGTTGAACCTGAAGTAAATTAAGATAGCTGCACAAACCAAGGAGCTGCACCGATGAAAAAGCAAATGAAGAAGCTGCACTTGTTGATGAAACTGTTCATCGCCTCTGACGAACGTTTCCTGACCGAATATTCTCCGTACGGCACCGCCTTCACTTTCGAAGTGGATGACGATGTCCTGACGATTACCAAAGACAACGTAACACTGGTGACCTTCGATCAATCGAAAGGTACCATCACCCATGACATCGAGTTCGATGATTTCGAATGCTTGATTGATTGCTTGGTCTGGGTGAACAAAGAATACCATCCGCATATGGGCGAAGAACTGGAAGCACTGGCTTCTGACTTCTACCATATCGGTCGCACGATTCGCGCTGCACAAGCTGCACGTTAACTCCTTTGGGGGAGCCTTCGGGCTCCTTCCTTTTTACACGCTAGGAAGTTTTTATGTATCGTATCGATGCAACCACTGGTATCACTCGGTTGGTTGAGTACATGCCAACCGTTCAACAGCTCTGCGAACGTTATCGCGAGAAGCTGGAAAACGATGTCGAGTTTAATGACAAGCTTGACATCGATGGAAACAAATGGCATATTTGGTACTGGGGTGACGAAGTCCTCCATATCGAAATGTTCAACGACGATAGCAAATCACTGTTCCAAATCTCTCTCCGCTGCAAAGCCTACAACATTTAAGGATTTTCCATGCTGACCAAAGAACTGATCATCGCTCAAGTCAATGCCCTGAGCGTACTGCTGAACGTTACCCCAGACAACTTCGTCATCACTGCCGGTTCTGCTGCTGTGATGCATGGCCTGCGCGAAGTCACCGAAGACGTGGATATCGATGTGATGCCACACATGTGGGAATACCTGCTGCGTCACTACCCAACCCACCCAATCCAGAAGACGCTGTGTGGTGAAGTCATGTGCTTCACGCCGCTGGTATCGATCCATCTGGCCAAACCCGATGGCGGTCTGCCGATGGAACTGGATGGATTGGAAGTACTGGATCTCCCGAGCCTTCGTTCACAGTACCTGATGTTGTCGGAACATCCAGAGCGTTCTCCAGCTAAAGTAGAACGCGACAAAGAAACGCTCGTCGCTATTCAACTGAAGATCGACAACGAATGGAATACTCGCCCGATCAATTTCGCCAAGGAAGCTTCAGATGCCCTGAGCGGGATCGTGAAGCAGAACCTGGAAATGCGCCGCGTTAGCAAGTACTTTAAACAAAGCCCTAACGGGATGGTTCACTTCATGGACGACGATGGCCGGGTATGGATCGGTAACGCAGACTTCTGTGGTAGTGATGCGCCTATCATCAAACTCCATCGCACCGTTGGTTTGACCGCGCGCGATATGGAACTGTTGATCAATCCGAATAGCCTGTCGCTTGCACTGCAGACTGCTGAGAAAGACATGACTCTCCAGTTCCTGGTGAAGTAACGGCAAATTGGCTCTCCTTCGGGAGAGCCATTCGCTTTATTTTTTTTTGTTTCGTTACATCATCACGGTCGGAGTATACCGATTAGAACGAACCTTACGAGTACGCTCTTCTTTCACTTGGCGAATCATTGCATCGATACCAGCACCCGATGCTTCTTCCAAGTTGATGTGCCGAGACAATGCACGGAGTTTCAATTCGATCTTAGCAGAGATCATCGGGTTCTTCTCCCCTTTCATCTCTTCGATCAATGCATCGAATTCCTGCTTAGCCCGAGAACCTACTTCTTCACGATACACTTCAATCTTCGTAAGTTCACGATCCGAGATCTGTGCTTTAGAGAAGATGTTGTTAGAGTTAATACCGTAGTAAGAAAGGTTCTGACCTTGGATACACAGCCAGTGTGCCAGCAACATGGAAATTACCAAGTCATCGTGGTTACCGCGGTTGTGGTCAATACGACCATTGCGGATAGTCAATGCCAAGATTTCGGTAATTAGCAAGTTACAATGCATACGACGAGAACCGTAGTCCATCGAACTAGGAAGCGAAACCACGTAAAGTGCATCGCGCGAATACCGACCACTGCCCGCGGTGTTAAAGCCGAAGTGACGTTTGAATCGATCATAGAACGTAGGGGATCGAGCAGACATCGGAGTTTGGATATCACGGAACTCAGATTCCATAATGGTAGCATCGTCAACGATACGGTTGAAGATACGTTTGAATGGATCGATACCAGCCCTGTGCAATGCAATCACAACGTAGTCAATAATCG